ACGACACTATTCCATTTCAATAGATATTCCAATCGTTCGTTGATGGATTCGTCGGCGTGTATCGGGTCATCAAAAGTATATTGAACGATATTAATGTATTTCTCAGCCCCTACTGTGGACCGCTTATCAAACTTCTTTCGTCCAAAGATATAAAAATTCTCAGCCCCAAAAAGACACGCCGAACGAATCATCATTCCGATATTCAGTTCCCCCGTGATATTGATACATCCCACGGAGAACCGGCGTTGCTCACTCATCGTGATGGCAACATTTTGTTCGTATGTATTTTCCTTGTACTCATCCCGCACATTGTAATGGTTACTAGCCGTATCTGCAATAATCTTACTGTAGTTCACCATTGGGTTTTCCACATTACACCCCGTACTTGCAAAGGTCTTTACGCTCACGGAATACACAATACTTACAGGCACTCTTACTCGCCTTATGCTTAATCGTGTCGGTCTTATAATTCCCTTCACTATCAAAACAATCGAACAAGAAATTCTCGAAGTCTGTCCATGCCCGATTGATTGAAGGCTTCCCATGCGGGGGTTCAAACGGACTGACACGCGGAATCGGATACGGACTGTTCTCAGAGATGATACGCTTGAGGATTACATACTCAACACGAACAGATTCCAGAGGAACAGCGAAATGTTCAGCGATAAACTTCTTGTAGAGAAGAAGCTGACTAATCTTCGTCTTGTCAGACTTCTGCGATTGCGTCCATCCAGCTCGACTGGTCTTTAAATCGTAAATGGTAATCAGTCCAGTCTTTTCATTCTTTGTGATAATGTCCACGAATCCAACATACTTGACACCCTTACGAACTTCTACATCAATCGGGAACTCAATACCGACGAGAGTAGTGTTTTGGTTCGGGAACAACTTTTTCTGATTCGCCTGAACATACGAAAGAATCTGCGTACCTTGATGGTAGAATTCCTCGAGCGTCTTGCGGTCGGACGGGAATACCTTTACCCCATCCACTTCCTTGATACCATTCTTGAAATGTTCGTGAAACTTTGCCTTCAAGCTGTCATCAAGGTCAATACCGTTCGCAAACGATTCACTCTTATTGAAAAGAGTATCAAGCCATTCTTGGATGACTTCGTGCATGGCGGTACCGAAAATGGTATGAATAGAACCCTCATCCAACTTGTGACCATCCACATATCGGAGCTTCCACGCCTCGGGGCAGTTAGCCCACGTTGTATACTGACTGTACGATACTTTATTCATAGATAACCTTTAAGTTAATAGACATCTTAAATATACTCAAATAGGGAACAAAAGTCAAGACCCCTTTCGGGGTCTTTTATAAGGTATTATTAGTGTTTGACGGGTTCCCAATCACCACGATGCTCCTCGCATCTGGTCTGATACCAAGTTCCTTTCGTTACTAATCCCGCAGGAGCCCCGCATTGTTCACATACTTCTAAACTCCGCCGGCCGACCTCTGTAATAACTTCTTCTATTTCACGAACATAATAATCAGTATATATACGAAGTCCGCCCCACTTTTCCTTTACTTGAATAATTCCGACAGGAATCCCCATGCCTTCTTTTGCATTATACACGCGACGAACAAGATGTTCCCATCCCTTGCCTACGCATTGGACTGCTTGTTCTTCTGAAAGATAGTTAACTAGTGACTTCATTGTTGTTTACCCAGGTGGTGAATTCGGTTTCTAATGCTGATATCTTATTATTCAAATCTTCTTCTGATTGTAGATTAGTAAGGAAGTCGTACATTGCCTTATCTTTATTTTGTATAGTTAAATGAATGGAGTTTGGTGCATCTTGTAATAACACATACCGATGTCCACTCTGTGTTTGACCGACCCTACGATGTCTATAAAGATTCACCGTGAATCTCGTATGATGAGGTGTTGGGTAATCCGCTATACTCGCAGTTATCAACTATATTTTTAAGTCGATTAATTTCTTGTTGTATTTCTTGTAGTGATTCTGATATGCGGGCTCTCGCTTTTTCGGGCGTGTTACCAAATGTTTGTTCCCAATTACTTTTATATGTTTCAGTATCCACACTCAGTGGTCGTGGAGTATCACCTTTTCCATTTGTCATACGGCAAAACTCGTTCCGCATCCACACCCACCAGATGCATTAGGGTTATTAAATTTAAATCCAGACTCCATCATATTAGATACATAATCTACAACTACATTATTTAAATATTGCACAGAGAACGGGTCTACTACGGCTTTTACACCATTATGTTGTTCTACTACAATATCATCTTGTTCGGGATTATCAATAACTTCAAAATTATATTTGAACCCAGAACACCCGCCAGGCATAACTGAAATACGAAAATAGTTAGTTCCTTCCGCTTCTGCGAAAGATTTCATTTCAGTTAACGCGCTTTCGGAAAAAGTAATTATAAAGTTATCCATTGAATTCACCTATATTAATAAACGGTTTCTGTTCACCATAATACCAAACCGTACAGTTTGCTTCTTGTAACATTTTGATACTACGCTCAGTGTGTTCCTTCCAATACTCACCCTTCGCACCTTCACCTTTCTCACAAAAGATAACCTTGATGCCTGAATTAATGATAGCTCTGGTACAATCTGTACAAGGAATATCACAAGTCAAATACATCACACAATTGTTTGTAGAGACACCAATTCGTGCAGCATTAATAATTGCGTTTCGTTCCGCGTGCTCCATCCAGAAATACTTCTCGGGACGTTCCTGCCGTTCATCACGGAAATCCTCAATCCCACGTGGGAACGAATTGTATCCCGTAGAACGAATTTCATTATGGGTTCCAACAATCACCGCACCAATCTGTGTGGTCTTATCCTTTGACTTCAATTTGACTGTATGTGCAATCTGTCGGAAGTATTCTGTCCATTTCATAATTTTGCCTTTTTAATAACCTTCGGGTCTACCCCATACTTTTCACAGAGTTCTCGAAGAGCTTGTTTACCATCATTATAATAGATATTCAGATACGACTTAGCTTCATCTTGAGAGACACAATAATGCCCCGCAACCAAGTCTATCAACCAATCCTCATACTTGGTTTCCTTTGCCGCCTTTACATATTTGTTGTATTGCTTTCCACGTGGAATCGTGGTCGCAAAGAATAAATAGTGAACATCGGAGGGTAGCGTGTACTTTTGTATCTCATTGACCAGCGGGAGCTGATGAATGTTCATACTGAGGAATCGGTTGACCATATAGTTACTATAGGTTCGCTTCTCCCCATCATCCAATCCAGAGAAATAGTTTTTCTTCTGGTCAATATAAATTGCATTAATATGGTCAAATAGAGTCTTCGCCATCTTCATCCTCCTGCATTACAATCTGTTTGTTTGACCAGCCATTGTCAACCCCTTGCAGGATTTCAATTCGTTCAACTTGACCATCCTTTACATGCACCTTCTGAATCAATTGGGTATACGGCTTGATTTCATTATATGGGAATACTGGTATCTTCAAATTCTTCATCATCCGTTTCCGTTCCTTCTTTCCACAGAGGAAATAGATATACCGATGTTTTGCGGTTTCCTCTTTTCTGTAGAAGGTCTGACCGATAGTCTTTGCCAGATTCTCTACTGACTTGTTTCCCCAACGGGCTCCCACGGTACGGCTGTGTGTCCAGAGGTCATCTTCATTAATACGAATACTATAATCTGGCATCAACTTGGAATACCCACATCCTTGATATAGCCAATTGGTTGCTCTGTAGATACCACCCGTATGTGCTTGTTCGGGGTCTGCATAACTGACCAAGACTTTTACCTTGGGGTCATTCTTCTTCATCCAATCAAAGGACTGAGCAATTACAAAACTTTCCAGATTCTTTCCGTACCCATCCAAGCATACCAATCTGGTCAACTCCAATACTTCATCCAGCTCCAATCCTTCGGTAATAGAATCAACAGTCCGATTACTCACCGGATGCCCATAGGTTAAGCATCCAATCAAACGCTCGTTCTCCCCAGCAAAGAACGCATGCTCACCGTCCTCTACATAGAATACCCCAAGGGCATATCGTGTAGAGCTGAACTTATGCGTGTAATGGTGGGTTTCAATAAAATCCCGTGCCACATTCTTTGAAATTTCTCGGACTGTGACACGGGACTTATCTACGAACGAAGTTTCCATTAGTCCTCTAATACGAGCTTCGGACGGGTCGGTTCAGTCTCTACTTCTTCGGTACGAGTTTGGGTTGCCTGTTCATCAGTTCTGGCTGACTTTACTGGACGGAACATTTGATTTACATATCCACAAGCCACACAAGAAAAAGTAGGAATAGGAATGATACCTTCCTTTCCATTCGGTGAAGCTACAGCAGAAATCTTCTTCATCAACATAACTTCTTGGAAGGTGAGATTACCACAGTTCTCACAAACAATATCTGTAGCCAACGAAAGGTCGGGCATCTGTGGCTGGCGCATCTGCTGGCGCGGGTCGGGCGGAATAAACTTACTGGTCATAATTTCCTCTTACATTAAAATGTTATACATTGTTGCCATAAAATTAATTTCTTTATCTACTACGAATGCATCCCGATACTGACCTTCTGCGATATGGATAATCGTCTGTGGAATCTTGTTCGGGGCATAATCTTGAACCTTATCGTACAACAACCGATAGAGTTCTGTAAAGTCACGGATACCTGCATCGGCAACTATTTGACGGATTTCTTGAACCTTGTTAGTAGAAGGTTGATTGCTGGTCAAAGTATCCATAATCTTCAGCTTACTGTCACCAGCGATTACTTCGTTGACATTGACAGTCAACTTTCCATCACGGGTCTGTTGCTGAGCCGTTCCGATAATCCGACGAATATCGGGATAGTAGGCGTTCACCAGCGTAGCGATTGCCTGCTTCTCAAAGGTCACACCTTCTTGACCCAGTATGTTCGTAAGATGAACCGCAACTTCCTTCTTGGAAGGTGGAGTCAACGCAGAAGTCTGACACCGACTGACGATAGGTGGAATAATACGTTCAAAGTAATTACAAGTCAAGATGAATCTGGTTCTTTGGCTGAACACTTCCATCATATTACGAAGAGCCGCCTGGGCGTCTGGAGTTAATGCATCAGCCTCGTCCAGTACCACCACCTTCAACGGAGCGAATCCTGTAGTTGATGCAAAGTTCTTAATTTTGTCACGAATCACATCAATACCACGCTCGTCTGAAGCATTGATGAACAAATAGTCGCATTCGATATTCTTGATAAGAATCTTTGCTGCGGTAGTCTTACCCGTACCTGCCGTTCCGTAGAACAACAGATGCGGGATATCTTGGGTTTCGATATAATGGGCGAACTTCTCTTTGAGAGTTTCGTTTCCAATATAGTTGTCCAAGATAGACGGGCGGTATTTTTCTACCCAAATAGTGTGATTACTCATATTTTTTCATCGGGTCATTGGTCATTGTTGTAGGCATCTCATATAATCTAACACTATATCCAAGTTTTGTAAAGAAGAAGTCAATTTTATTTAAGATTTGTGGCTGAATATTCTTTTTCCAGTCATCTTCTTTATCAGAATCGGCATGATACACCACAACCATCATCTTGTCTTTCTTCTTGATACGGCCCTTTTTGGTTTCTTCCGTATGGGCGAACATCGTATTTATGATATTATCCCACTTAAACATCGCAGAACTGACATGGAGCGCCATAGTATCCGATGTTCTGAAACCTTCGGTAGTGTCCTCTAGCGTCTTTTTATGTATAGGCTTCGTATAATCAATCCAAAGTTTATTAGCTTTAAGAAACTCTTGATTCTTAATACTCTTTTTAACTCTACCAATAATCTTTGTTATCGTCTTACCTGTAAATCCGCAGATTTGTAAATACTGTCTGTGGGCATCTTCGTCTTTTGCAAACTGCTCCAAAGTAACACCCTTGCTAACAATATCTTCAAGATGCTTCACGGCGTCATCGGGACTTACAGCCTTCTTGATGATGTCTGGCTTCTTATTTAAAAGATTACCAACCGCCTTCAACTCTGCATCGGTGTAGTCCCTATGTACATTCTTGGGAATACGAATGACAGGAATTACAGTGCAATGCTTTGCTTCACTTGCAGCCATAACTGTGTGGTTGCCGTCACCAATGATATCTTCTCCATTGTGGCCACGACCTTCGTATACGACCACAGGCGAACATCCAGAAGTATCACCGCCGGCGTCCTCAATACGTTCCTTGATTTCCCTCTTGTGAGCTTCATCTTCAGCTAACCGAACCTGTAAACGCTTTAATACCGCGATGTCTTCTACTGGTTCTATGGTAACAACCAATCCATCTCTAGATTGAATCTTATCAACTAGAATTTGCATCATTTCTACATCGGGGGGAGCATCGTGACTTAGTTTCATACCATTTGATAAGTTATAGTACATAGGATTGTTTTTAGCATCCACCGCATTTAACATCCTACTTTCTGCAACTTCCATAGCATGATGGCTACCGTACCGAAGAACTTCAAACTTAAAAACATTTTTCTCAGTAGAAAATGCTTGATTAAATTCTTCGTTCTTTGACGAATGCCAGTACTTGTCTCCGAGTTTACCCTTGTGAATACCTATGTACATTTTTCCCGTTTCTAGATGGGTATACTTGTAAAGGTAAGATTCATACTGGGCAGGAGTGTTCCCAAGATAGATTTCACTTTCATTGATAGACGCCGGAAACTTCGCAAAATTAAGCAGATTCATTTTCTCCTACCGTGTTAGTTGATTGTTTAATTGTTTAATCATCTTAGCTTCGTTTAACTGCAACTCTTTGGTTCTGGCTATACTTCTTACACCTTGTTCGTGCCTAAAGTTTTCATCATCAAAGAATTTATCTAAAGTAGCAAATAAATCCTTTTTAAATTTGAAAAATAATCCATTCGGGTCAATTTCGTGATAGCAGTCAGACTCTTGGAAAATAACCGCAGTACCATTCATCATACAATCCGTTGCTGCCACGCTCCATCCATAGTTTGACTGGCGCATTTGGATTCCTACGGAGCAACGCTGGAGTCGGGTATAGTACTCATGCTTCGGGACTTTGGTATTGTCAATCCAGGATTCTTCCGGCTTTCCTTCCAGCTGTGGAACCCATACCACAAAGTCTTGTCTGGACTCACGATACTCTTTCATTAGCTCAATAAATTGCGGATATCCCTTGTATGCAGCGGCACGATGATTGAATACAATAATCTTTTCCTTTTCAGTAGGAGCGGAAATAATCTTTCCTTCGGGAACACCCAAGTGCCAGACCTGAAGAATTCTGTCTAGCTCTTGTACCTTCTCGTCATTAAACCATTGACGAGCTTCATCCAGTACCCGATTCTTTTGGTCTTGGGTGTTGAGATAACATACCTTCATACCCAATACACCCAATAGTTCTGCCACAATGTTTCGTTGACGATTCTTTCTGTCCTCAGCGTTACACGACTTCATTTCCCACCAATGTGCGTATCCAACAATATCCTTATCGGTATATCGCTTGACCATAAACCAATCGGGTAAATGCGAATACACTACATCGTATTCCAAATCTTGTAAGAGATTAATAGCCTTTCTAGGAAAGGTTACCCGCAT